GACAGCTCTTCCGGATGTCGTTGGCAGCGGCGCTTGGTATTGAACGACCAGTTGATATTGCACCAAATGCAACGGAAGAAGAAAGAGTTGCTTATAACGAAGCTGTTGCTCAATTTGAAAAGCAAGTAGAAGAAGCAATTAATCTATGTATTCAAGAACAAGTTGTTCCTCCAGGTGTAACGGGTCTCATCCCTGATGGCGATCTGACTATGCTTTGGAGGTGGACAGGACCTGTCTATGAAGATTCGACGCAAGACGTACTTAACAACTCGATTGTGGTACGAAACCTGCAAGAATTAGGTGTTGATAGCATTGAAGCACTGAAATACCTCTTTCCGTCTAAAACGGATGAGGAACGGGCCGAGATGTTATCTGGGTTCCCGTTCAGGATGGTGAGTGAACTACAGGGCGCCTTTGCTCAATTCTCTCGCCTGGTGGGTGGCCTGATGCAGACCCCTCACCCGCAGTCACCGAACCTTCCGATGGCTGCCGATCCCAGGTTGGATTTAACTCCATATCTGTATCGAACATTAGAGGCTTTACAAAAGGAGATGAGTTATGCAGGACGCTACCGTCCAATCGATCCCACAGACGAGCCCGACTCCGGCAGTAGCGCCGAGCAGTTACGTGACTCCGTCTTACCAGCCGAGCCAAGCCCCGGTCTCGTACCAGGCAGCTCCGGTGAGCTACCAGGTGGCAGCACCTCAGGCGGCCCCGGTTTACCAACCCTCAGCCCCTATTCAATACGCCCCCCAATCCCAACCGGAGACACAGGGGAATCCATGGGAGTCGGCGTTCAACAAGGTGGTGAACCTGCTGAGCGCACCAGTTCAATCCCCATTCCAGGGTCAACCATCAGCTCCGACGACGAGCTACGCCCCGGCCAATTACGGTTCGGTGGGCAGCCAAGCTACGCAACAATCGGTTCCGCAGACTTGGTCAACCAACCAGGCTTACTCGCCCAGCTATTCCCAAACCTATTCGGACAGCAGCCAGAGCCTGGAAAGCCAACAGGTACTCGAAGCGTTCGGAAGCGAAGCTCCCGCAATTCTAAATAATTACGCCCTCCAGCTCGAAGGTCTGCTTGATAGCGCCGTCGCCTGGGGCCAGGAGATGACCGGTCTTCTGCAGCAGTATGCAGAATTTGCAACCGAATCTCACACCGAGAACCTGGCCTATAACGAGATTCTGACCAACCCCGATGTACTGAGCGATTACACGCTTCGTTTCTTCGGCCCCGAAGGTCCTTATCCCGTGCATGAAGGTGAGGAAGATCTTCAGTCTTACGGTTACCCAACTGAAGAAGTTGATCCATATGCTTATGGTCAATTCCCCGCTCCTCCTGCCGCAGCTGCTCCACAGCAACCTGCAAACTTCTGGGGCGACTTCAACGAAATGATGGCGCGTGATCCTCAGAATGCATGGCGCGTTCTGAACCAGGCCCAGCCCAACGTTGTGTCGAACAAACTCTTCGTGATGGAGTGAGGCAAATGCAACCATTAGGACAACGTCGTCCTTTGCTTGCATATGGAGTCCCTGCCGCTGCCGGTCTGGCAGTTGGTGGGGCTCTTGCTGCACAAGGCGAAGATCCAGGTAGTGCTGTTCTTGGTGGCCTTGCCGCCGGTCTTGGCGCCCGTGGTGGCCTAGGTGCCGCACGTCTTGCCGGTAAATATGCTGGCCCTGCCCGTGCTGCAATGGCTTCTAAAGCAATTGAAGGCTTAGGCGCTGTTGCCGGCTCTGCTCCAGCCACAAGTAAGCGTGCTGCAATGGCTCGCACTGCCATGGGACCACTTGCTGATTTAATCAATCGCGGTATTGGTCCAGAGACTGCAGCAGCCGTAGGTGTTCCACTTGCCGCTGGCGCAGCTGGTCTTGGTGGCGTAGCCGCTGGGACTTTGGCAGGTGCAGTTGGTATTCCTGGTTTTCAACAGGGTATGCCAATTGACCCAGAAAGCTACAGCTCTAGCAACACATCCATGGCACGAATGGGCGTGCCAACGATGCAGTACATGTAACTTTTGAGTTACCACCTGCTAAAATTTTTGTTAGATAAGACACATGTGTCTTTATCTTTCACCCGATAAAAACACTGACACTGGAGGATAAACCAAAGTGTTCATTGATAGCTAGTTCAGATCCTGGTAGGTATAGCCCTTCAAGATTTGGTAAATAGCTCCGTGGTTACAGTCAAACTTTTCAGCTATCTTTCTATAAGAAAGTCCTGCTTCTTTTAAAGACTTGATCGTAGCCACATCGTCCGAAGAAAACTTTCTCAAAGATTTTTTCGGTCTACCTTTACTGGCAAAGCCATTGTTTTTGTAACAACCATTTTTCCAGGCTCTTGTTAAATTCTCTTGTTTGGTAACGATCTCAAGATTTTCAAGTCGATTATTTCTCTTGTCATTATCTTTGTGATCAACTTGTAAGGAAAAGTTACTGGTTCCATGAGAACGCAGATCTAATCCTAAAAAAGCAACAGCCATCAAGACATGAAGATGAAAACGCTTTCTCTTCCCATTTACAAGAACTGAAATACGGTCATAAACACTGGTTGAACTGACGGAAACCTCTCGAAAATATTCTTGATTATCGGGATCAAGTTGTTTTTCAAAAGCTTTTCCTTCTTCAGTTAAGTAAAGATTACCAAATCCCGGAACAAGTTTTGGACTCATGTTGTTCATAAACAAGTTTCCAAACGATAGCATATCTCAACTGAACGCTCAACGTTGTCACCTCACCGAGCAATCGATGAGTGAAAACCGGATGAATTCAGGGAAGCCCTAACGTAAAGCCGAGGGTAATCCTGAGCCAAGCCAATCAAGCGTGATTGGAAGGTGCAGAGACTACTGGGGGTAACACGATCTTGTTACGTAATACCAGATTTAGCGTCCGGCATCCCACAGGGATGAAGAGATAGTCCACCCCTCTAAGAAACTAGAGACCAGGAGAACGACTTTCCAAAGATTTTAGGTGCGGAACTTTATCGTCCCCACCCTGCTTACATCACCGAGATGGCTGTGGAGCCCGTGGTTGTCCACGACTTCACCCGTCAGCCCGGTCAAACCGTTCAGTTAGATCGCTATAAGTTCTGGGGAACTCCTGGTACTAAGGAGAGCCGCGAGCGTATTGCCGACCAGACCATCGGTACCGCCAACAGCCGCAACATCACCAAAGAGAAGGTGCTTGTTGTACTGAAGGAATACACCGGTCCTGCGGACCCGGGCGATCCGACCCAGCCTTCGACCTTCAAGATTGCTCGTGAAACTCTGATTACCGCCCAGCGTCTGCTGCTGGACACCGGTAACCTGAACATGTTCCACCAGAGCATCGGTTCCCTCACCCTGCTTGACGACTATCGTCGTTGGCGCGACCGCGTGTTCATTGATGAACTCGCCAAATCTGAGGCCAATGGTGAAGCTTCTAGCAGCCAAGGTGGTTACTACTTCCCTGGTGGCAAGAACAAAGCAGCAAACGGTTCTATCTCCTATACCGCTGCTGAATACGCTGCTCAAGTGCAGCAGTTCCAGGTCCGTACCGACCTGCTGACTGTTGTCAAGGACATGCGTAAGCGCAACGTGCCGACCTTCGCTGATGGTCTGTATCGTTGTATTTGCGATCCCACCTTCATGATGCACCTGCGTCGTGATCCTGACTTCCGTGAGATCGCTCGTTATAGCGGCAATCCTGGCCAGGGCATGTACATGCCTAACCCCATGATGCCGAACAACGCCAGCTTCTACATGGGTCCCCAAGCTGGTCAGGGTTACTTCCTGGCTGGTGAGCCCGTCATGCCGACTGGTGTTCAGTTCGAAGGTGTTAAGTTCTTCGAATCGACCAACTTCCCAACCAAGACTGTGTCTGCAACCTTCGCTAGCGACGGTGCTAACACCTTCTCCGCTCAAGAAGTTGCACAAGGTTACTTCTTCGGTCCTCAGTCGATCGGTGTTGGCATCGGCGGTCCCAACGCTCAGGTGCTCATCAACAACAACGATGACTTCAGCCGCTTCATCATCCTGATTTGGCAACTCTACGCTGGCTTCGAGATCCTGAACAAGGACTTCGTTACCACCGCGTTCAGCTTTGTCCAGGACGACGGCACCATCTGATAAAGAAATAAATCCAACTTATT